ATATGCAAATGCAAATAGAAACGTAGGACATGATGTATCGCCTACTACACCCGTGCCTACTACGCCCGTACCTACTACATCAACACAAGATACGCCTATACCTACTACACCTGAAACAGTTATAGAAAATATTCGTAATATTTTGTCTCCTACGACGCCGCAACAAGAAGAACAATTAGAGATACCCACTGAACCTATAGAAAATAATATTGATTCAAGATCTTCTATAAATGAACTTACTAGAAGAAGAACAACTAGTTTTCATGAAAGAGATTTACCCGGACATACAGGAAATGTAGTAACAAGAATAAGACATCGCAGAAGTAGTATCGCTATATTAGGTCCTAGAGATTCTCACCAAGATCAATCAGAAACATCTTCTCTAAATACGATTCTTGAGAGACGACCATCAATATCACCACCACCGCCGCCACCGCCAACTATTCCGCCACCTATTGAAATTCCTACTATTAGAAGTATGACACGGGATATCAGACAAAGTCCAACGTCGAGACCAAATTTAAGATATAATTCATCTAGTACTACAAATTTTCCATACACACATAGAGTCTTCACCTTTTCAAATCCTAGAACTAGAAGAACTGTGGAAAATCTACATTCTAATTTATCACCAGTACGAGTACGACCTAGTATATCTCAAATAAGACGAGGTACCGAATTATTAGTATGGAATGATATTTCAGATAACTATCAAACTTCTTGTCCTATTGATTTACTAGATTTCTCTGAAGGCGATTCCATTTTGAGAATTCGAGAATGTAAACACATTTTTAGAGAAATGAATTTGCGCCGCCATTTCAGAAATAGCGCGACATGCCCTATTTGCAGATTTGATATACGTGATTATATTCCTGAAAATAATGCACCGCCACTAATTTCAGAAGAAATAGATGATATTATAGGTAATGATATTGTAAACACGATTGGAAATATTATAACAACCACGCGATCTAATCGACGCAATCATTCCTCAATTTCCTTAACTTAATAAAATATGAATTATACTTTTTATCAAAACTATCACATTTTTTTGTAATATAATTTAACGATTGTTCAACTAACTTTTTATAGAAGATTATTACCTCTATCTCTCCTTTTAATAAAGTTAATGCATTCCATTGTTTACTTAAACGAGAAGCTGTTAATAATAATTCATTTATTTTTTTGTATGAGAACTTGTATTTAGAAAGAAGTGTATTTAAATAAATATTAAAAGCTTTTAATACAGTAATTTCGTGAGAATTATTTAACGGATAAAAGTACTGACTTCTATATTTATATTTTTTGATCATTTTATCATCTGATAATGATATTCTAAGGAAAACCATTATTTCGTTAAATAAGAACTTATCAATATCTTTACCTAATAATCCTTTAACATGCGGTACAATTTCATCTTTGTAATGTTTATTATCTGAATTAGGATGAATTAAATTAATGGATATGGTATTTTTATAATTTTGAGATTGTGTAAATCCATAATATAAAAAATACTGACTGTTACATTTATTACCATAAGTATCTGTAATCGCGATATTTTTTTTTAATGATACATTAGATTTCATTTTAAAAAACCTATCTCTGTTATCAAATGCCCAATTAACTTTTGGACTAGGGTCATGGTTTAACATATCGCTTAAAGGAACCATTGCTGTACGAGAAACTCCGTTAATATTTATTCCAAAATTTCTACTTCCTACTATTGTCCTAGCCCATAAAAATTCTTTTATTGACCATCGTTTAAATTCAGGACATACCTTAATTATTGTTTGATAATCTTCCAAAAAAGATTGTTGTCTTTTTTTTATCATATATAAAATATGACTTCCTGTTAACATTTCATATTCTATGTTATTCCAAAATATTGGAAAATTACTGATATCTCGTGGCAAAATATCATAATAGGGTTCAAAAAAGTTCTTATGTTTAATAGTGGTTAAAATAAAAACTACGACCATAATAATACTAAAATTATTAATTCTTCCGTGGTTATGTTTTACTAGTTTGAAACCTATAGGTGTATTTTCGCCCATTCCATCGTGTATTATCATCTTCAACGGTATTTTAATTACATTTGATCCTTTTCGAATCTTGCTTTTCGAATGTACTCCTCTTTCGTTTTCTCCATATATTTTAAAACTAATATCTGGAAATATAGCGCCATTTTTTTTGGCCCAATTCATAAAATTAATTAATGCTTTTTGATGGGTAATTTCAATATTTTCACATACGGAATCCATTAATTAAATAATATATTAAGCTTTTATTATTTTATTATTGTAATATATAATGCCAAGTCGAGGAATAATGAGAGCAAAACAAAAACGGGGCGGGTCTTTAGGACAAGGAAGTCGTTTTTACTATCTAGGAGCCAATAAAATGCCAATTTCAAGAGTAGCTGGGGCTCAAGGATTTGGTAAAACAAATCCATCTATTGGTAGCATGAAATCATTAGGCGTAATGAAACAAAATCGCAATGCGGGGGGAAATAATGTCTGTAAAGAAACACAATTTAAAGAATATTTTTTACAAAAAATGAATATACTTCACAATACAGGAAATATACCAAAAGGTACATTAATTTATAAAAATGGATCGACACAACTTTTGGGTGTTGTAGAGAGTAATAGTAATAACACTACCATTGTTAAAGTAGACACGCCTTTGCCAGTTAGTACTAATTATATAGCAGTTACTATGGTAAAACCAAATCAAGGATTCCCTGGATCCGCGGGGCATATAACATCAACATCGAGTGCGCAAAAGAGTACAACTATTGATAATCAAAATTGCGGCTGTAATGGACCAAGAGCATACTGTTCAAACTGTTCGGGTAGAGCTAATGTTTTTAATGCCATTACTGGAGGGGCAGGATTTTCAAGTACAAATTCCTTTACACTTCTTAGTCATTAAATGTAGTAAAAATTTTTTTAGTATTAATTTGTAGAACTTTCGTAATAAATTTTAAAAGAAGTTTTGTAAAGTTAGCTGTCCATTTTTCATATTATTTGCTTGTCTCAATGCTCCTTCGAATATAATTTTTTTGACTTCTGCATTTCGAATTTTAGTTTCTTCTGAATCTCGTTTTACAGGATCATCTTTATACTTTCGATCAAGCATACGAAGTCGTCTTTTGAAATTTCCCAATTTTGATTTAAATTGTGGAATTTGTTCTAATACCAATGCATATATTTGCATCAACGGTTTCATTATTTGGTTTGTAATATAAAATGTATAATCAGGTTTCAAATTATGTTTGATCATATAATCTGGATGCTCAATTTTATCACCTTGAAGTTTAACCTTACCTTTTGTTTGGAAATATATATACGGAATTCTAGATCCTACAGCTGGTTTATTTCCAGGATCCCGTTTTCCCATCCGATCAGCTAACACTCGGTGAGCAATACTCTGAGGATTTTTATACCAATCTCTCAATGATTTACTAATAATTAACTTTCTCATGTCTATTCCGCCATCAACAATATCTTGTAAGAATTGCTTTGTAAATTGCATAGCTTCTTTCACGTCTCCGTTTCTCATTAAAATATCAATATTCCCACCATATATATCTTTCACTACATCTGCATTGTCACGTCTTTTTAAAACAATTCCCATAGATTTTCTCTTTCCCTTATTTGGATTCATTTCATAAAGCATTCCCACATATCTTTTCTTGGATAAAAGCAAGAATGGATCAAAAGTTTTTTCATACTCTAAATCGTGAGGTGGTTTCAAGAATTTACTAGCTAATTCGCCTGCTTCAATAGCCAATTCTATTGTTAATTCTAGTGCCTTTTTTCCAGTTATTTTTTCACCTTCTAAGGTTTTCAAATTAAATGTGAAGAATACCGAATCTGTATCGCCATAAATATACTCAGCATTACATCTCACTTTACCATGTTTAGTTTCGCAGATGGTATCACCATAAACTTCTTCAATAATTTTTTTACCATAAATCAGCAGTTTGCGACCAGTAGCTGTTGTAGATGCTGCTATATCTTTATCATAAAATGCACTAGTTCGAGCCCCACACTGTCCATACAATGAATTGGCAGTAATTTTATACCCCAGTTGTCTCTGATTAAACACATTTTTCATAAAACTATTATATGTATCGGAGATCTTATCAACATCACTTTTCATAATTGTTGTTTGTCCTTCTTTATTTGTCACGATCCAAGAATCTTCTTTTTCTGTCAGCAATCCCGAAATAGTTGCTTTATCCAATTTGTGTATTGTTTTATATTTGATAAGTTTGCGCGTGGATTTTCTTGCAGCTAACAATTCTTGTAAAATAGATGGCATAATAGCTTTTTGATCATCTGGAAATTGTGCAAATCTACAAATCTTAGTACCTACTTTAATTTTTTCTTCCTTTTTTCTTCCTTCTGGCGCGATCCACTCATATCTATCATATTCAATATCAACATATTCGTAATCATTCAGATTATCATATTCTTTATTACCTGTTTCTTTCAAAAGTTTTCCTTGCAAGCTATACTCCTTTGTCCATACCTTACTATCGTGCGATATATTTTCACTAATCATGGAACTAGGATATAGAGATGCATAATCTACCACGGCTACCGGATCTTCAGTATACAATCCTTTCTTAGGTGCTAAGCAAATGGCCCCTTCATATGATCCATCATTTTCAGCTTTTTCAATAACAGGCATCAGTGTTTGCTTTTCTCGACATTTCTTTGCAATGAAACTTAATAGTTTAATACCCTGACCCCTCATTACAATGAATTCAATGGGAACAGAACAAATACCGGCCACCTCTGACATCCCCGTAACAACATCATTTTTACGCAGTAAATGATGCACCAGATTGCAATCCTGAAAACAGTATTTGGCAATGATTGCCCTATCATCTTCAGTACCATTTGTTAGTCTAAATAGATCAGCGGGAGATACATCATCCTTACCCAATCCCCATCTCAGTTTTTTCCCTTTAGACATTTCTATTTTTTCTTCCACCCAAAACTCACCCTTTTTCTCATCTAAACGGATTACTTTGAATTTCTTTCCCTTCTTATACTGATCTTTAGAATGACCAATAATTTCAAATATTACAAAATTATCTTCTTGAAGTCCCATTAAATTTTTACTTTTAATCACGGTATGAGTTTCGCAAAATTCTACACTATCAATCATGTCACCAATAAAGTGCGATGCCACATTTTGAAGTTTATACGAACCGAGATTAACTTCACGTCTAAAATAATTATAAAGATCAATCTGAATAATACCATCTATGTCCATGTATGTTAATTCGTGAGTTCCACTAGCAATTCTAATTGATTTATTTAATCTTTTACATTCCAATCCAAGATTTTTACCCAATTTACAAAATTCATTAAAACAGTTATTTTCATAAGCGCGTTCAATCATAAACTTATAATCAAAACCAAATATATTGTAACCAATAATAATATGAGGTTTTTCTCTTTGAATAATTTCGGTCCATTCGGTTAATACATCTGCTTCATCTTCACAACTCACAATTTCAACATCACTATTTCTCATCTCAAACGCCGAACAATCATTCAAACAAATACCGTGGTTCAAATAAGGAGTATCTTCGCCCAAAAGCATAAAGGTTGATCCTATAAAGGTCACTTTATCACCTTCCAAAGGAGGTAAGATCACGGTAAGTGCTTTATCAATGATTTCCATTTTTTTTCCGGCATCCAAGTCTTCATTCAAACAATCTAGTAACTTATAAGTATCGCCCCTGGAATTTCTGCCCTTGATATATGGACCCCATTGCTGTCTAGGTTTATAAAGCTCATCATCTTCATCAAGTGCATCGGTGGATCGACTTGCTTTATATCTGTCTCGTCCCACCAAATTTTTCAAACCTTCGCATAACATGTCATCGGCTAACTCGCTAATATCTTCCTCCGATATTTCTTCTTTCGGATATACACAATTAATGCCCTCTGCCGTTGAATAATTAAATGCTGTCATGATAAGTCGTTTGATTAAAGCCTTTTGTTCGGCTCTACTGAGCTTTTTAATTTCACTATTGTTTTTATTCCAATGTGTAATCATATCTCCCGCAAGTTTTTTATAAGTTTTAATAGACATTGGAAAATCTCCATGACTTGAAGAAGCCTCAATATCCATACTACAGATTTTAAGTGGAACCGCGTCCTCTTTTTCCGGCAATGGTACCACGTTATGCCACTTAACGCTATATTCGAAGTCACAATTGGTTTTTTTATTTTTAATAGATTTGAATTTTCGTTTTGGCAATTGTATCCACCCAGAAGGACTGATCTTTTGAATATGAAAGAATCTTAAAAGAGGAGGCAACTTTGCTTCATATAATTCAATATCGCATTCTTCAAAACATACAGTTTTAAGATGCATTGTGTAACCAAAATGACTTGTAGCATCAGGATATCTATCATACCACATATTTTTAACTTTATTTAAAGCGGATGTATTTTTAAATTTGATAGCTACAAAATTATGCATCTTTTTATTATCAAATCCATACAGCTTATGCCTTGAAATCAATTGCATATCACACAATCCTTTGAATTGATACGTTTTATATGTCTTATAATGCTGTTCAATATATTCTCTTAGACTTTGATCTGCTTCGGGTTGCGGATATGCCTTTTTCCCCTTTTGCCATTGTTTATATTTTTGTTCCAAGTCGTCTCTTGCAAGCTCTCTTCTTATATGTACTTTAAATGTACTAACTGTCGATTCTGTCCAATTATCTCCTACTTTGATATAAAAGAATGGTTCAAATTGTTCTACTTTTATAGACGCGGTTTCACCTTTTTCATTCATGGCGAACATTTGAATTACAAATTCTTTTACACTGCCCTTTTTTTTGACGCTGATTTCATTTGTTATCTTAAAGTCGTACAATCTAAATTGCGGAGAAGAGTTCATCTTTATTAGATACAATATTATATATTCTATCTAATTCAATTTTAGTGAATTATAAAAACACCTGCTAATATCAAAACTAACCCTATTATTTTTTTAACAGTTAATTCTTCATTATAGAATAAATACGCTACTAATACACTTGCTAAAACATCTACACCCGTATCTAAGAGAGTTAAATAGGAAATATCATTGTTTTCAAGAATTTTTCCCCCCAATATTACTGTAGAAGATAACGCTAGGGCTGTTCCCGCAATAATTCCCCAATCTTTCATTGTAAACTTTTTGGTGTTACTGACAATGTTTTTGGTATTTCCAAACACAAAAAGAAAAAATAAAATAAAAATAGTCGATAAAATCAAATCAATGAAATATACA